CTTAAAAAATGCCCCGGGGGAAAATTCTGGGGGATCATTTCACTTCTATCCACTCCGTTGAAAGGCAACACTCATGGCTGAACCTACCGAAGCACCGGAAACTGCCGCAGCAATCGAAACCACGCCTCCCAAGGAGTGGATCATCCCTAACCAGCACCTGTTCGAGCAGCTCATCGATCAGCGCCTCGAGCAGCACAAGTCTGCCGAGAAGCCCGCATCCACTCGCTCTCGTGCAGCAAGTACTTCCGACAAGGAAACCAAGGCTGAGACCCCTACTAAGTCTTAGTCTTACCTCAATGCGGACCCGTGAACCCTTTAAATACTTCCGGGTCCGCATTGAGTCACCACTTCATGCACCCCTCGATGGGGGTTTAGTGCCTCCTAGATAGACGATTCCGGGACGTCTCTCTGTCTAGTTTGTGCAGTTAGCGCTGCCGAGACCTAAACCCCCTTCAAGGTGTACATGGACTTTTTACTTTTGCCTTACGATGGAATGCCGGTTATCACCGGGTCCAGATCCTTCCATACGACTAGATCGTAGACTGCCGACGCACATACCCGGCGTTCTTTCATAGGACAAAAGTCTATACAAACCAACCCTAAAGTGTCCTACAACTATGTAGAGACTTCATGATGGGGTACTAGTTCTCACAACAAAGTGGTACCTTCAACTACCGCACTCCTTTCAAGAGGCGTTTATCTTCTGTCGAGGTTCGATAAACGTTCGAGAACTAGTACCCTTTCAGGAAGTCTCTACATAGATTGACCACTTTTGTCTAATCTGTTACATAGACTTTTAACTTTTGTCTATTTTTGCCACTCAGGCAACTTCAGTCACTTTAACTACTACAGTACCAAGGAGGTGATTACCTTTTGACAGAACCCCGCAAGCCTAGAAAGTCTACATCACTAGTTTCAAAAGCTAGAGAAGCTTATGAAGGCGAAATAGTAGACGAAAATGCCATCCAGCGTCTACCCCGAGCAAAAACTCCAGAAGCTAGAGAGCAGCAACTAGTTGCCTTGGCCTATGATCTTGCTGAACAGCAACTTCGCAAAGGAACGGCGTCATCTCAGGTAATCTCAGGCCTCCTTAAGATTGGCTCGACGCGTGAAAAGGCTGAGCTCGAGAAGCTGAAGCAGGAAACCATTCTTGTTGAGGCTAAGGTTAAGGATCTCGCTAATGTCGAGGACCTTAAGCAGCTCTTCACTGAAGCCATGGATGCCTTCCGTGGGTATGGCGGTCAGATTGTGAGTGGTGATGACCAGAACATATTCTGAGCTTATAACATACCAGTCTTTTGAGGATCGCTTTAGATACCTCAGTCTAAAAGGCATCGTTGGCGAATCCACATTCGGTTTCGAAAGGCACCATAACCAGAAGTTCTATACTTCTAGGGAATGGCGACTTATTCGAGATGAAGTCATTGCGCGAGACCTAGGTCAAGATCTAGGAATCGAGGGTCATGACATATTCGATCGTCCCATCATCCATCACATGAATCCGATGGTACCCGAAGACATCATACATGGTAATACAGATATTTTGAACCCGGACTATCTGATCACCACAACTCTAAGAACCCATAATGCGATTCACTTCGGCGACTCAACACTTCTTCTGAAGCCGTTAATCGAACGTCGACCGGGTGACACCAAACTATGGGGTAACTAACCTTTAGGAGACGCATGACTTTCTCACCGCTCATCAATCGTACAGTTCCTCACCACAACAAGTACAACTCTCGGCAGGGTAATCCTGTCATTCGTGTATTTCAGCATCACCATGCCGCTGTAGATCTGTCTGGTGTCAATGCGCTCGTCGATCCCAACGCTCAGAAGTCCGCAAACTACATCATCCTGAGCAACGGCGATATTCTCGGACAGGTTCCTGAAGAATTCCGAGCTTGGACGACCAGTGGTTTCGAAAACGACAAGAATGCCATCACCTTTGAAGTTCAGAACATTGGTACCGCAGTCAATGGCAACGACAACGACCCTGCTTCATGGAAGGTTTCCGATGCAGCATACACCTCGATCATCAGACTCCTCGCGGACATCGCCAAGCGCTATGGATGGGGTGCTGTCTCGGCGGGAAACTACCGAGGCCATCGTGAAGTCGCACAGACTGCCTGCCCCGGTGGATATCTCTGGGGACGGATGGATCGGACGAGGGCTTCTGCAAATGCTCTTGTACATGGAGGTGTCGTTTCGCCTCCGGTTGCTCCCGCAACTCCGCCAGTAGCCAACAAGTCTATCTGGCAGCTTGCTGATGAAGTATTGGCAGGAGTTCATGGCAGCGGAGAAGCTCGTAAGGTCTCTCTGGGGTCAAAGTACGATGCTGTTCAGGCCGAGGTCAACCGTCGTTCTGGAATCGGTCCTGCGGCACAGGTAAAGTCCATCGCTCAGCTCGCCGATGAAGTTATTTCCGGTAAGCATGGCAGTGGAGAAGCCCGTAAGGTCTCTCTTGGTAACCAGTACGCAGCCGTTCAGGCCGAAATCAACCGCCGTCTTGGCGTTGGCGGGCCGAGCATTTCTCAGCTCGCAGATGCGGTACTTGCCGGAAAATATGGCAGTGGCGCTACTCGTAAAGCCCAGCTCGGGCGCAACTATGAAGCAGTTCAGGCCGAAGTTAACCGTAGACTAGGAGTCTAATGTTAAAGGCATATATTCGAGTAGCATCTCTGCTGCTTCTGATCTGTCTTCTCGTTCTGGTGATCTACATTATTGCCACATACATCATCGGAATTTGGGCTATCGTCACTCTCATCCTTTTTATGTTGGGAGCAAGTGGTGGCTGAACCTAATGACGACAGTATTCTCGAGACGACGAAGAAGCTAGTCGGTATCGAGCCGGACAATACCGACTTCGATACTGAGATCGTGACGCATATCAACTCGGTATTCTTCACACTTCAGCAACTTGGCGTGGGTCCCAAATTGGGATTCATGATTATGGGCTCTGAAGAGACGTGGTCGCAGTTTATTCTGCTCGAGCAGATTATGGCAGTCAAATCCTACATGGGTTTGAAAGTAAAACTCCTGTTTGATCCGCCAGTTACAGGACCTGCTACCGCCGCCATGGAAAGTTTGGCAACTCAAATGGAATGGCGGCTCAAGACATACATGGAAGGAGTACAATGGGACGAAGCGTCGAACAGCTCATCGCTGAACATGGAAATGACCTAGCTGATGATGAGCTCGCCCATTACGGCAAGCTAGGTATGCGCTGGGGGAAGCGAAATAAGCGGAGTTCTTCGGAATCAGATGCTGGACCGCACAAACCAAGCATCAAAGACATGAGCGATGATGAACTTCGCACAGCGATTAACCGTATTAAGTTGGAACGTGAACTTGTTACTCTTACAGCACCGCAGGTTTCTGCTGGTCGTAAGATTGCCGGTAATCTTCTTCTTGATGTCGGCAAGACACTCGCTAAAGAATACGTCACAGCCCAAGCAAATAGGAAAATCTATGGGCATCCGGGCGGGCTTAAGGCAGCGCTCGCAGTTGCTGAAGCTGCCGCTAAAACCGGAGGCGCTTCCGCCGCCGCACCAGCTGCTGCACGCGCAGTAATGCAGCTAAATAAAAACCACGGACTGTAGAAAGGAGGATTGTCGATGACACTATCTAACACAGCAACACCAATTTATTATGGGAGATTCCGAGAGCAAGTGCTACGCGGAGAAATCCCCGTATGTAAAGAGATCGCTGCCGAGATGAATCGGATCGATGCGCTCATCGACAATCCTCTTTACTACTACGATGATATGGCCATCAATGGCTTCATCAAGTATTGTGAGAATGAGCTTACTCTAACTGATGGGACTGACCTCCATCTTCTAGACAGTTTCAAACTTTGGTCTGAACAGATCTTTGGATGGTACTACTTTGTCGAGCGAAGCGTTTACGAACCTTCTCCCGACAATCATGGTGGGCGGTATGTCCAGAAAACTATTAAGAAAAGGCTTACTGTAAAGCAGTACCTGATCGTAGCTCGTGGTGCAGCCAAGTCAATGTACGCTGAATGCATCCAAAGTTACTTCCTGAATGTCGACACAGCGACCTCACATCAAATCACAACTGCTCCAACTATGAAGCAGGCTGACGAAGTCATGTCGCCATTCAGAACAGCGATCACTCGCTCCCGTGGGCCTCTGTTCAAGTTCCTTACCGAGGGTTCTCTTCAGAACACCACCGGTAATAAGATGAACCGAGTTAAGCTCGCGTCCACTAAGAAGGGCATCGAGAACTTCCTAACCGGATCACTTCTCGAAGTTCGACCCATGAAGGTCGATAAGCTGCAGGGTCTCCGCCCAAAGATCTCAACCGTTGACGAATGGCTCTCTGGAGATGTTCGTGAAGATGTTGTAGGTGCAATTGAGCAGGGTGCATCCAAGCTTGAGGACTACCTTATCGTGGCGATCAGCTCCGAAGGTACTGTCCGTAATGGTAGTGGCGACACTATCAAAATGGAGCTGAATGACATTCTTAAGGGTGACTTCGCTGCTCCCCATGTTTCGATCTGGCACTACAAGCTTGATTCATTGGAGGAAGTTAATGAACCAGCCATGTGGCCTAAGGCTCAACCCAACCTCGGTAAGACCGTCACCTATGACACTTACCAGCGAGATGTCGAACGAGCTGAAAATGCACCTGCATCACGGAACGATATCTTGGCTAAGAGATTCGGAATTCCCATGGAAGGCTATACGTACTTCTTTACGTACGACGAGACTCTTCCCCATAAGCGTGTTCCAAACTTCTGGAAGATGCCTTGTGCTTTGGGAGCCGACCTCTCACAGGGTGATGACTTCTGTGCCTTCACTTTCCTATTTCCTGTCCAAACTCCAACTGGAGATGTAGCTTTCGGTATTGTAACCCGAAGCTATATTTCTGAGCACACTCATATGAAGCTTCCCGGAGCAATGCGGGTAAAGTATGAGGAGTTTATCAAGGAAGGCAGTCTCCACGTCCTTCCCGGAACAGTTCTCGACATGATGGACGTCTATGATGACCTAGATGCCTTCATTGAGAAGCAGCAGTATGAAGTCGTAGCCCTAGGGTTCGACCCATACAATGCTAAAGAGTTTGTAACTCGCTGGGAAACGGAGAATGGTTCTTTCGGGATTGAAAAAGTACCTCAGGGTGCTCGAACAGAGTCTGTGCCTCTCGGTGAACTCAAGCATCTAAGTGAGCGCAGTATGCTCATATTCGATCAGGTTCTTATGAGCTTCGCCATGGGCAATGCCATCACAATGGAAGATACCAATGGTAACCGGAAGCTTCTAAAGAAGCGACAAGACCAAAAGATCGATAACGTATCCGCACTATTGGATGCTTTTGTAGCATACAAAGCAAATAAGGAGTCTTTTGAATGACAGTTGAAGTAGAGGGTGACGATTGGCTCGCCCATTACGGCAAGTTGGGAATGAGATGGGGTAAGCACAAAGCTGCTCGTCTTGAAAAAAATGCAAACATCGATGGTGCTCGTGCTAGACAGGGTCAGCGTCAAGCTGAGATCCGCCAACTTACTGCGCAGAGAATTTCGGCTAACTCTGCCAAAGGTAAGAAGCATCTCGATAGTAAGATCGCTGACAAACAGTTCGAGCTCAAGAATAACCCAGATGCTCATCAGGCGGCACAGCTCAAGACTGCCGAGAAGGTTATGCATGGTGCCAAAGTTACTGCTCTTCTCGGCTTGTCGGTAGTCGGTCTTGGCGTTGCGGCATCGATCGTCAACACGGAACTCAACCGCATCGATAGTCCGGGTGGTAAATATACTAATTCTGAGGGCGGCATGGTGTTGATGAGCACTCCCCAGATTTACGACGTCGGAACCCAAGGGTTCAAAGACGCTCAGCGTCTTAAGTAACGATGCGCACCCATCTAACCCTAGAGAGGAGGTAAAATCTTATGGGTATATTTAGTCAATTCAAAGACAGTCTCATGCATGCTGCATATAACGTTCTTAATAAAGAGCAGAACACACGCTTTCAGTCATGGGGAGGTTCTGCAGGAACGTATGGTTATGGTCTAAATCCCAGTCGATCACGAATGTCGACTTCAGGGGATAAGACGGTTATCACAGCCATTTACAATCAGCTTGCAATCGATGTAGCTTCAGTTCAGATGCTACATGTTCGAAATGATGTAGATACGGGCGGGTATAAAGAGACTATTAAAAGCGGTCTCAACACCTGTTTAACTCTAGAAGCAAACATCGATGAAGGTGCTCGTGCTTTCAGGCAGAATATCGCAATGACCCTGTTTGATAAGGGCGTCGCAGCTGTCTGCATTGTCGAAGCTACAGATGATCCCGCCATTTCTATGTCGTATGATATCCAGACTCTTCGAGTCGGCGAGGTAAAAGCATGGTTTCCAGAACATGTTCGAGTGCTGCTCTATAACCAGAAGACCGGCAACAAGGATGAGTATACTCTTCCCAAGCGTCAAGTGGCTCTTATTGAGAACCCTCTATATGCTGTCATGAATGACGAAGTTTCCACTTTGAAAAGGCTCACTCGTAAGCTAAGCCTTCTCGATGCGATCGATGAACAGGCTGGTTCTGGAAAGCTCGATATTATTATCCAGCTTCCCTATGCGATCAAGACCGAAACCAAGAAGCAGCAAGCTCAGATGCGTCGATCTGATATGGAGGAGCAGCTTAAAGATTCCCGTTATGGCGTCGCATATGCTGATGCTACGGAGAAGATTACGCAGCTCAACCGTCCTGCCGAGAACAACATGCTCGCCCAAGTAGAATTCCTTACGAAGCAGCTATATTCTCAGTTGGGCATTCCGAAAGCTGTCTTCGATGGCGACGCTGATGAAAAGACAATGCTCAATTACCATAACCGGACGATTGAGCCGATTCTCACAGCGATCACGGAAGGCATGGAACGTAAGTTCCTCTCTAAGACTGCTCGTGCACAGGGGCAGGCTATTCGGTTCTATAAAGATCCGTTTAAGAACTCTACTCTTGTCGATATCGCCACAGTGTCGGACATCTTCTCACGAAACGAAATTCTTACTCCTAATGAAATTCGTGGCGGGATTGGATTCCGACCCTCGACCGAGGCTAAGTCTGATAAACTGCTGAACTCCAACATGCCGACGGCAACGGATGCGGCAGTTCCTGAGGATGCAGCTGCTACTCCAGATTCTGGAGGTAGCGAGGGCGATTCGGTAATGCAAAGCGCCTTCGACAGTGTCGATGCGGCACTGGATTCAGTCTTCAATGATCTAGGAATAGAGCTAGATGGCTGAGCTACCTTATGATCCGCAGAAAGCACACGAGGCATATCTTAGACGACGTCAGCTACTAGGACGACAGCCCGGTAAGGGCGATATTCCAGCTGCACCACATAAGAAAGCTGCCGTAGTAATAGCGCCAGTCAAACCAAAAAAGACTACGGAAAAAAGACAAGCCGAAGCTGATGCTCGAGTAGCAGCACTTAAAGCACGTCTGGATAAGCTTCGAAAAGTTCTTGCCGAGCTCGTAAAACAAGCACAGGCACGTAGTGGTGTCGAACCCAAAAGCGACAAGCCTTCCGCAGCACCTGCCAAAAAAGGCAGTAGCGATTTATCTGCTCAAGATAAACGTGAAGCTGCTAAGAAGGCGAAAGACCGCTATGAAAAAGAAAAGAAGGTTGAGTCTCCTTCTGAAAAAACTAAGAATCTCGAATTAGACATTAAAAAAGTCCAAGAAAAGATTCAGAAAATCCGGGACGAGCTTAAACAGTCCATATCTCAAGCTCGTAACCAATCGACACAATAGGAAGGAGACCTTCAAGTGACAGTAGCGACACAAACGCCTGACTTCACCGGATATGCGACGCGATTCAATGTCGAATGCACGGATGGGCGAACTATCCGGCACAGTGCATTTCTGCATCAGGACAAAGAGCAGGTTCCGCTTGTCTGGCAGCACCAGCACGACACCCCCGAAAATGTTTTGGGGTATGCCATCCTTCATCACCGTGATGATGGCGTCTTCACGGAAGCTTTCTTCAATGAAACCGAACGCGGCCAGCACGCCAAGAAAATGGTGCAGCACGGTGACATCAAGAAGCTTTCGATCTTCGCCACCCGACTCAAGCAGACTGGCGGCGATGTCGTTCATGGCATGATTCAGGAAGTCAGCTTGGTCTACCGAGGTGCTAATGAAGGAGCTTACATCATGGATGTAAGCCTTCAGCACAGCGGAGACGGAAGCGACACCATGGTCGGCGAAGGCATCATCTACACGGATGAAGAATTCGAACTCTACCACTCCGAGGAAAAATCAGTGCCAACTGAAAAAGCTCAGACGGTTCAGGATGTCATTGACAGCCTGTCTCCTCTGCAGGAAAAGGTCGTCTTTGCCATCCTCGCGGATGCAGTCGGAGGTACGGCTGAGCATAGCGACGATCTCGAGATCGACAATGATTCGGTAACTCATGCCGATGAAGGTGATCTGATTGATGTACCGGGAGTCATTAAGTCTCTCAGTCCAATCCAGAGGACTGTTGTCAATGCGTTGATCGGAACCGCATTCGAGGATGCTGCCGTTCAGCACACTGATGATGAACCCGATGATTCCACCAAAACTGACGAGTCCGATGACTCCGAGGACTCTGAAAAACTCCAGCACAATCAGGAAGGCTCTGCCACCATGAAGTACAACGTTCACGAAACTGGCGCTACGGGCGCAGCTAGCTCCGACAGCCGTTACACCCTGTCCCACTCCGACATTCTGGAACTCAATGGCCTCGCCGAGTCCACGGGCTCCTACAAGAAGGCGCTCGATCAGTTCCAGCTGAACCACGCCGACTACGGCATCGAGAACATCGACATCCTCTTCCCGGATGCTCGCGTTTCCTCCTCGACGCCGGAGCTCATCTCCCGTCAGACCGAGTGGGTCACCAAGGTTCTCGGCGCAACGAAGCACGCTCCCTTCGCCAAGATCAAGACCATCCTCGCGGACCTGACGGCTGAGGAAGCTCGAGCCAAGGGTTACGTCACCGGCTCGCTCAAGAAGGACGAAGTCGTTGTCCTGCTGCAGCGCTCTACCTCCCCGGCGACCATCTACAAGAAGCAGAAACTGGACCGTGACAACGTCATCGACATCACGGACATCGACATCATCGCATGGCTGAAGTGGGAAATCCGCTTCATGCTGAACGAGGAAATCGCTCGTGCGATCCTCATCGGTGATGGTCGTGCAGTCGGTCACGCTGACAAGATCAAGGACCCGCAGGGCCAGACCGATGGTATCGGTATCCGCTCCGTTGCGAACGACCA